GGGAAATAGTAATATGGATACTGAGGAACTAAAAAAATACCTTGATAGTGACGACATAAGAAAAGAATTTATTGAAGGCCTTTTAAAGATTATTTCATCCAATGTTGAATCTGTTTGGCCACCAGAGTTAAGAGACTATTTATCTGCATGGGCTGAAACTGCCGAGATATGTCTAGATGATGAAATTATGTATAACATCAAGAAAATGAGATGAAAGCCGTTTAATATACGAACATTCCACCTTAAAATTAAAAGAGGTGATTATAACGAATCCCATAGACATTATTAAAAAAATGTTTGCCGAGTGGAAAGAAATTTGTGTAGACGATGAGACATTTTCTTTAAAAGAGCTAAAGCTTATCTTTCTATCCTCTGAAATAGTGGGGTTAACAACTCATGACTACGACCTGGATAAAGAACTTGGTGAAATGATACTGGAAACCATGACACATATTAAAAACCGCACAAACTTTGATTACATAGAGAATAATTATCGAAAGTATATAATATCGTGCAATTTTATAATAAATTGGCTGAATTGGGGGGCTAGTATCAGGGGCGCATGGTTCGATCCAGACGGAGAAATAGAAACACCTTACGGTGTAATAGCAACAACAGAAGAATTCATGGGTGAATTGATTGATTTTTTGAGTAATTGAACTTAAAGAAGACAAATATCTTTTTATGGGTGGTTGTATGAAAGATGCCAAAAAAATATTAGAGGGCGCATTAATTACAGAAACATGGGAACTTATAAAGAATAACTTATTTTTTTTTATAGAGAACTTTGTGCATATAGAGAATATGGACACCGGGCAGCCTATATTATTTAAACTATGGCCCGAACAAAAAAAAGTATTAGAAAAAATTCACGACAACCGGCTAATTATAATCCTTAAGGCCAGACAATTAGGTTTGACATGGCTTTCTTTGTCTTATGCTTTATGGTGTATGTTGCGGCGACCCGGTTTTAGGGTAACGGCTTTATCCAGGGGCGAAAAAGAAGCTATAGAACTTGTAAGGCGAATCAAGTTTATTCTCCAATACATGCCTTCTTATCTAATAGCAGAAGGCAAAAAAGAAAATGCAATAAGCTGGGAAGGTATTACAAGTAGAGTAACAATTTATCACCCTAATGGAGAGCCGAGTATTTTTGAATCATTCACCGCAGCTCCGGACTCAGGCCGTTCATTTACATCATCACTTGTATTAATAGACGAGTGGGCGTTTCAGGATTTTGCGGAAGAAATATGGACTTCTGCATATCCGACAATAAACAGGCCCGGGGGAGGTAAGGTTATAGGCCTTTCTACAGGTAAACGAGGCACCTTTTTCGAGAAGGTATGGAATAATGCAGTTTCTAAGGTTAATAATTTTGAGGCGGTATTTTTAAGTTGGAGAGCCGATCCAAGTCGGGATGATGAATGGTATGAAAACACTAAGAAAAACTTACCGAATACATGGAGGCAGGAATATCCTTCAACCCCTGAGGAAGCATTTGCAATAGGGCAGGGCGCATTTTTCCCTGAATGGAATCCGGAAGTGCATGTAATAAAAGACCCTAATTGGTATCCGCCTGACGAATGTCAAATATGGGGAGCGTATGATGCCGGTTTTGGTTCTAGAGCTTGTTTTAAATGGTATGCGGTATTTCCTAGCGGAAGAATTGTTTGTTACAGAGAATATTATCCTCACCAAGTAACAGACGATATGCAGGCCAAAAAGATAAAAGAGTTATCTGTCAGACCTGACGGAACACCCGAATACATCGTCGAGATAAGGGCAGACCCTTCATGCTGGAATAAACAAAGCGGAACAGGTAGAAGCACATCAGATGTTTTTGCCGACCACGGGATTTATATGTTAAAGGCTGACAACGACCTTAAAAACGGTTGGAGAAGACTTCATCAATATTTAATGCCTTTTAAAAACAAGGAAGGTAAATTAGTAAGTGTATTAAGTTTTACAACGAACTGCCCCAACACTATAAGGACATATCCGGCATGCGAACAGGATAAGAATAATCCGGAGGATATAAGCAAAAACAGCGAGCACCATTGCCAGGACGTCGATAGGTATTTATGTATGCACAGACCTGAAGCAATAGACTACGAGGCAATAATGGTAGGTGGTTTCCCTTCAAGATACAGAAGTTACTACGACGATGATGATGACGACGAATCGGAATCCGATATTACCTTTTACGGATATTAAAGGAGGTAATTAATTATGCAACTTATTTTATCCTATGCAATCGGTTATTTAACAGGCGTTTTAACCGCCATATTTATTTCAAATAAAAGTATGAAATCAATTAAAAACGAATCGGACGACGACCCGATAACAGGGGAGAAAGACGAAAAAGCCCCGAATATCGGGTTTTATTCATAAGGAGGTAGATTATGCATAAATGTAAAATATGCGGCGAGGAATTTGAAAATACGGGCTTATTACTACAACATTACAAGAAACATAAGAGAGAGGAAGAAGAAAAAGGAACAGAAGAAAAAGGAATAAGTATCCCGATTGACTGTTGTCCCAAAGAAACAGCACTTTTGGGCGAAAATCAAACTGTATGTTTAAAAATACTTGGGATGAAAAAAGGCAGTGAAATAATAATAAACGATGTTTATTTATTGTAGGGGTGATACATAATGGAATTAGATTTAGACAAGTTATCACCACAAGAGCAAAAAGAAGCGGCCGTAAATATATGCAGAGAATGGTTTGACACTGACAAGATGGCAAAGAGTTTCTATACAGATGAAATGCTGGAAATGAAAAAACTTTACAATGGCGACCATTGGAGTTTAAAAGGCCCCGGCGGAACAGAGTTAAGAACAGAAAAACAGCAACAAGTCAGGCCCAATCCTGTCGAGAACTATACTTTTGCTCACATAGAAGGGTTAGTATCGGAATTTAGCCAGGAAATGGAACTAATAGACTTTCCTGTAGAGAAAAGCGACGAGATGGCAGCTAATACTATGACTAAATTAAAAAAATTTCTTGGGCATAAGAATAAATTGAATTCAGAGCTGCCTAAATTCTTACGGAATTTGTTCTTATACGGGACAGGTATATTCACAGTGTATTGGGACCCTTTATGGAGAGGCGGCAGAGGGCCTAACAGATGGATAGGAGATATACGTTGGGAGTCACTGCATCCTAAGTCGTTTTTCCCTGATGCCAGATGCAGTTCAGATATTAACGACGGAAGAAGAGCGCATAAAGCACTATATAAGACATTTGAACATATTAAATCTATGTATCCGGACGCCAAAATCAGCGCCGATTCACTAGATGCAGAATTAACACTGGACGAAGACCCTCATACTTCACTGGAAGATGATTCTGTGCTTATAGTGGAAACGTGGTATAAGGGCCAACCCATGATACTTGACGAAGGAGAAGAAAACCAAGGAGATGGTATGCATGTAATATGGTGGGCCGGTGAATCGAATCCGGTTTATCTAAAACATGCAAACTATATATATTTTGAACCCGATGAAGACCCCAAATTCCCATTTATAGTCAAACAATGCTATCCAAGAGAAAATAGTATCTGGGGATATGGCGAGGCTTACTTTTTGAAAAACCCGCAAATAATCCTAAACAAAACATCTGAAATTATATTAGAAGGCCATATACATCAAGCATTAGGCCAAACTGTATATAACGAAGGTGCATTAACGCCAAAGCAAAGGGAAATGGTAAAGAATTACGGTAATTTAGCCGGTATGTGGTATCCTGTCAGGGATGTAGGCGGTATTAAAAAGCTTTTTCCTACAGGTATACCTGCTACGCTGCAAAATGAAGTAATAAGACTGCAAAGAACAATGGAGGCAATAATCGGCAGATTTGATGTAACTCAAGGTAAAACGCCCGGAAGCGTAACTGCTTTTAGGGCTTTAAGTTTATTGGCATCAAGAGCGCAAGTAAGGCTGCGGTCAAAAGAAATGGCAATTATGTCAGCATTTGAAGAAGTAGGTAAATATATAAACCACCTAATAGACAGATTCTATACAGAAAGAAGAATATTTCGCATAATAGGCGAAAACAACGAAAAAACAGAATACGGCGAATACAGGGCAGATGATTTCAAGAAAGTTTACTTATACGAAACAGGTGATATTATACCCTATAACCAATTCAATCCTGGTGAATATGTCAGCGAAGAACGACCGGAAGGATTAATCGAAGGTGAGGACTATGAAGTATATTCACCTGAATTTGATGTTATATGCAAAGTAACCGCAGTTCCGGCATACGATAAAATATTCTTTATGGATATGGCAAAAGAATTATTTGTTGCACAGATTATTGACGAAAAGACTTTCTGGTATGTAATGGAACACGGTAAATTCCCGCCTTATGAAAAA